AATAAGAAGTTACCAAGGTTAGCTTGGATAAACTCAGCAGAAGCACCCTGACCAGGAATGTGAAAACAAGATAGCGTTCCTTCGACTAGTACTCTAGTGGGAACAAGTTCTGCAGGCAACCAGTCATCGATTGTCATGATCTCCGTAGCCATAGTTTGGATGCGCCACGAAACACCGAAAGCAAAACCGATAAGACGACCGTTGATCTTCAATACGCAACGAGCGCCGCTAGCAAACTTAGCAGTGGGGAGTGTGCTGATAATACCAGCACCTTGCGAAGCTACGTTGTCAACAACGTTCTGCGCAAAATTCCCTGCATTAGCTAATGGACCATTATCGATCCTGTTATTGCCAGCCACTTATCACCTTACGTGTATTGTTGTCCAATACCTGAAAATCCAGCCAAGAAACTATCTTCATCTACATACAAAGCTTTAAAAGAGAAACGTTCAATCGCAGGTTGGTTCTTCCCACCTAATGAGAAGTCTGCGCGGTTGATACGGCACGATCTAATTCTAGCAACACCAATAGTGCTTCCATCCGACATCTTTTGTGATACTTCTATGTTAAAAAAGGTACCATTTTGATATGTAGAAGGGTCTAAAGCTTGAAAGGCCTTTCCATCAGTTGGACTGAGTTGCTGCGCAATAGGATTAGTTGGTCCTATAGCACCGATACCGTTACCAGTATCAGCAACACCAACTGGAACTGCAAATCCTGAGTTACGTTGGTGAGGAGCTACATCCGCTACATAGCGAATAATAGTAAAAGTGCCACTAACTTCATAAGAGAGTGGCTCGAGGGAGACAGACTCATACATCCCCAAGATTTTCGGGGATGCATGGTTTATTGATACAGAATACGAAACGTCGGCACAGAAGGCAATGGTCTTGTTGTTAATTCTGACCTTAGCGTTCGCACCCGTTATAAAGAACGGTGCAAGTCCAGCCATCTGTTACCGCCTATTAGGAAGTAAGATCCGTGTCGCCAGAGTTAGCTGCTGTGTAGCTATCGTCGTCTTGCAAGATTGCATTGAACGAGAACTGCTCAACTAGAACTCCACGTTTATTGATCGCTCCACCCTTACGAGTGAGACGGCAATCCTTAAGATTGATAACGTCTTGCGAATCAACAGATCCATTGTTGTCATACTTTTGATAGATGTTCAGATCCCATGTTTGCGAAGCCAACATATCTGCTGGGTTCATCATCTGCGAAGCGTTGGTTCCAGAGGGAGTTGCGAACTTCCAGTTACCAATACCGTTACCGTGAGCAGAGGCGCCATTCATACCTGCGGCTACTGAACTGTAACGAATTACGCTAAGAGTGCCATCAACGAAGAAGGCAACAGGTTCGTTGCTAACAACCTCATAACGGCCCATAGTTTCTATAGGAATCGTAGTCACAGTAACGTTATAGCTAACGTCCTGAGCATACGCCATCGTGATCCCACCAGCTTGAATCTTAGCATTCGCACCGGTTATAAAGGAAGGTTTCTTTCCACTCATATTATCTCTCTGCCAGTTCGGTTCTGGCTTACCGTGAATTTAACTCCACATTAGTGTGGATTGACTCTAATAATACCAGACTTTAGGTTAAAGTAAAAAGCCACCTTGGTAGGTGGCTTTCAGGTCCCTAAGCCTTTCGGCTATGAGGAGGTTCAGATTAAGCGGCGCTTGAGGCTCTTTGCAGAGTGATTTGCTCAAGAATGAAGTCGATACCTTCAACAAGTTTCACAGTTACCTGGATGTTGATAGTATTTCCAACAATCTGTACTTGCAGTTGCTTGTATCCGTTAGGAGCATCCGAAGTACTTACAGTAATACCCTGAGCTAAGAAGGTTGCCAACACTGCTTCGCAAACGTTCTTAACTTCGTTTGCCTTAACAGTATTTTTAACACCGACGTAGATGTCTTCAAGTTGGTTACGGAAGTTGTAAGCAACAATGTCTGCTGCGTACAAGACGTTACCACGGTTGTAGACCCAGTTAGCATCCGTACCGTAAGTTGTATTATCTACAACGAGACGGAATCCACCAGTTTGAGGAGCTTCCAAGAAGGTAATACCGCTTTGGATAGCGTCATCATACTGAGTATCAGGATCGAAATCCTCGTGGATGTTAACTTCGGGCGTACTCATAGGTTGAGCAGTCTGACGGATTCCAGAGCAGTTCATGAACTTGAACGTCAGAGGAGTACCGATCGGAGCACCACCACGTGATCCAGCAACCAAGCAGGCAAGAGCCCAAGGTTGGAACCACAAGATGCTTCCCAAAGAGTTAACTTGCAAGATGTCTTGGATCAACAACTGTTCGCGTGCATCGTTTAACAATCCTGCACGAGCTTTACAGTTGACGTACGTGTCTTTCATCGACATGTAACCTTGACGTTCGCTACGATTTTTAGTAGAAGCAGTCAAGCTCAAGTGAGTCTTAACAGACTGTTGAATACCAAGCAGAGTGTACTGCGAGCTAGGATCAGTCAAACCATCTACGATGTCTGCAGAAGCATCACGTGAGAACAAAGGAACCACAGAGTTAACGCGGATCTTTTGGAAAGCTGCGAGAGCGTTAGTGATTTCCGAAGTCGGAGTTCCACCAAGCGTTCCACCAGCCAACGAGATACCAGCATCCAAGATGGTAGCAGCCTGAGGAGGCAAGCCAACATCAGGAGTAACAGCAGGAGCAGGAGCAGGCACGTTAACAGTAGTTGCGGCACTCAAAGTAATAGCAGCGCCGAGAGCGATCAAACGACCGTTCACAGTTCCGCCACCAGTATTTGTGATGGACTGTTCAGCAAGGACTGTTCCTTGGAACACACCAACGTTTGCAGAGTTGAGGGTAGCAGAGCTTCCAACCAACCAGTAAACGTTACGAGCAAGAGCACCACCAGCAAGAGTAATTACAGGCACGCCAGTCGATCCAGTTACCAAAGTACTTGCAGTGCTGATAACGAACACGTCGTTAGGACCACCAGTCAAAGTAAGTGTACCGTCAAGCGAAGCAGCACCAGTGCTGTAGATACCAGGACCAAGGTGTTGGCCATCCAGTACAGCAGCGATTGGAGTTGCAGGCAGAGCAAGGAATGCATTGTAAGCAGCCAAAGCATCAGCTTGAGCTTGAGCAGCAGCAGCGTTAGCTACGTTAGTAGCTCCAGATACCGTGATAGTACCAGTCACAGAAGAACCAGGGCTTACACCCAAGTCACCGTTGTCAGTGCTAGCAACTGCAGCAGTGATTGCTGAGTTAGCCAACAGACCGTAAGTTGCAGCAGTCAACAGCGGGCTCGGAGGAGCAGGAGCTGCGATAGGAGCAATCAACGATACGTTAGAAGAGTTAGCGAAGAACTGTTCAACGCTGTAAGCGTCATCTTTCAGACGAGCAGGTTGAATGTCGTGTCCTGAAACACTCAAGGCACCAACACCAGAAACTTCATCCAAAGCACTTACGGGCAATTGGTTATATAGACTGTTGCTCACGTTTGCGCTCCATGCACTGTTAAGCGCACCGATACCAGCAGCAAGAGCTCCAACAGATGGATATGCAGCGATCGGAAGAGTGTAGACGTGAGGGTTAGCACCACCAACAGATGTCAAGATGACATTAGTTTGGTTGATAGTTACAGTAGCAGAAGTTGCACCAACGTCATTGTAGCCGAGAGACAGAACAACGTTTCCACCTTCTGTTGCACTTTCTTTGATGTTCGAGTTCGTGTTGTTGATAGTGATGGTTGCAGAAGGTTCCAATGCAGGAACATTCAGACCAGCAGACAATCCAAGAACTGCGTTAGCACTTGCAGGCAAGATCTCGAAGCTTCTTCCCCAACCAAGTTCGTATTGGTTAGGAGCAGCATTCATCGTTACGTTCAGAGCACCGATAGGAGCAACTGCACTCAATGAGAATGTCAGACCAGGGAAAGCAGTATTCAAAGCAGTAACAAGAGCCGAAGGGCTCAATGAACCAGCGACCGTGTATGAAAGAGGTGCTGCACCGTTGATTGCGATCTTAACGATAAGACCAGCTCCCAAACCAGTTGTGATCACAACGCTTCCTGCAGAGCTTGCAGGAACTTCAGGAGTAAGGACGTTCATGTAGGTAATCAAGTTACCAACAGTTCCATATGCTAGAGCTTGAACAGTTCCATAAGAGTTACCAAGAACCAATTGTGCTTGTGTCGAATGGTTTGTCTTATAAATGTAAACAGCTTGAGCTCCAGAAGGAATAGCACCATCAGTAGCGGGAGAGAATAAGAACGAGCAAGCATCAACGATGTTACCTGATCCGTATTTTGCAACGATCGCAGGCATTTGATCCGGAGTATACACAACGTTTTTAAGGTTGGGTTCTTGCGCTCCAGGAGTTCCAGAAGCACTTTCACCGAAGATCGCAACGATACCAGCGGGACTTAGAGGAAAACCTCCACCGAGATCAATGATCTCCTGTGAATAGGCACCTGGCTTATAAATAGTAGCCCCATTAAAACTTACATTAATAGCCATTTTGAAGGCC